TATTAGATTGTATCAAAGAGCGATGGGAATTTCCTGAATTAAAAAAGATTGCTTTGGAGCAATACGAGTATTGGGAACCAGAGACAATTATTGTGGAAGCAAAAGCAAGTGGTATGCCCTTGATACAAGAACTTAGACAAATAGGAATTCCTGTGGTAAGCTATTCGCCGTCACGTGGTAACGATAAGTTAACAAGAGTAAATTCTGTTTCGCCTATTTTTGAATCAGGACAAGTATGGGCCCCTGAAAGAAAATTCGCGGAAGAAATGATTGAAGAATGCGCTGCATTTCCTTATGGTGAGCATGATGATTTAGTTGATAGTATGACGCAAGCATTGATGCGTTATCGTCAAGGTAATTTTATTGCGCTAAAGGATGATTATGAAGACCCGATTAAACCACTTTACGAACAACAACCCGAGTATTATTAAATGGTAGCTCAAGCTGCAGTACCTCTAACAGTCATCGCAACGCAGATGGGAATATCTGTTCCTGCTGTTATTGAATATTTTCAAGGACAAAATATAGATCTTTCAGGTTACGGCGCTAATGATTTAGTGGATCTTGAAACATTATTTCCTCAAACTGAATCAGAACGAATTAAAGAATATAAAACATATGGTGAAAGTTTTTATGATGCGCCCCCCGTGGTCGGCGATACGTCCTTAGATAATATTGTTTTACAAACAAAAAAAGATGATGATGATGAAAAAGTAACAACAATAGATCAAGAAGGAAGAATACTTCCAGACCTTCCCGATCAAATGCCTGACCCTAATGATGACGGACCAAAGATAGATATCAATTGGAAAAGATTAGCTGAAGTTTTAATGGAAGAAGCGGTGGATCAAACAGTCACCAAACTTGAAGATAAGTTTATAGATATTCAAAATAAAAAAAAGAAAGGTGTTAATTTTGCTCCTGAAAAAACAGCTAATGTTACACGGTTACATAAGATGCGGTTACAAAATATTATTGATGGTAAGACGGATACATATCCAGGTGGCCCACAAAACGACCGTATAGTTTTAAATGGTCCTGAAGGATCTAATCTACCTCCTATTGCTATAGGCAACATTAATTTTGAAGATTGGACTAATAAAATTACATTAAGTGATGAAGAAATTTTTAATCAAAAGGATTGGTATAAAAAAGTATATGAAAGTTTTGATGTTGTTACTGGAGGAGATAAAGATCTTCGTGATAAAGTAGCAAGAGCATGGTTATCAGGACAAATTAACGAGTCTCCCACAAATGCTTTAACCAATGTTTTATATATTTATGAGCAATACAAAAGAGGTGTGCCGTTTGATGAGGTAAAAGGAAAAGGTCTTCCTGCGCCAACAAATAATATTAAAAGTATTATTTATGGAAGAGATATTGAAAGTGGTATTGGTCCAAAGATTGCTGATTTTATTGATGCGGGCGAAGGTTTAGAAACGCGTTCCATTATGAATAATGACAAGGCAGGCGGTTCGCCGTTCGTGGTCGACGTTCATACAGCAAGAGATACAGGAATGGTAGATTCTACTTATTTAAATAAATTAGAGGCATTAGGGTATATAATTCCAGAAAATATTAAAACTGATTTTGGTGCGGGCGGTATAGCAGGAACTAAATATGAAAACAGATCTTTATTTGGTCAAGATCTTACAAAGTATTTAAATGATATAAACTGGAAAGGTAAGAACGATTGGATCCCTGCAGAAATTCAAGCGATTGGTTGGATGAACCTAACAAAGATGTATGGTGAATTAGGGACCAGTGGAGATATTGATATGGCTCTTAATAGAAACTTGCGTCGTTTAAATATGGAAATAGATCCTGCGGAAGGTTCTCCGTGGTTCGTGGAATACGGAGAAAAATATAATGCCTTACCTGATGATAAAAAATTTATAGTGAACGAAGAAGTGACAGCTAAAGCAATTGAATATGTTAGTGAACTTACAGGAATAGACTTTTCCAATAATGTTTTTGGCACAGGTGGTTGGCAAGAAATTCAAGCTCCCACCACTGTACAACAAGGATATATGTCAAAGGAATCAGCAAAAGAAGCAGCTTCTATGTTGGGTTACTTATTAAATCAAAATGAAGTATGGGTTAACACGGCAAAAGAATTAACGAAAAACCCTAATCATTTTGCTTTAGATATTTTAGAGGAGGGCTCAGAAAATTTACGTAATAGTGATAATATAAAGGCTTTGTTTGAAAGAATTATAAATGCAGATCCTAATAGTTTATTTAGAGGATATCACCCTATCGTCACTCAAGACGGCAAAGCAGGAATTCGTATTATAGTTGACAAAGAAACTATTAAAAATTCTCCTTTAAAAAAAGCAGATATCCTACCCTATATACAAGAATTTACTCAAAATCAGTTAAGTGATATAACAAATGATTTGAATCTTAACACAAACAGCTATATATCTGAAATAGAATTAGAGAAAATAGTTAACAATTGGAAAAAGGATAAACAAGGTGGCAAATTTAAAAACAACTTTAGTAACCTCATTACAGCAATTACCCAAGGTGGCGACAGGCCAAACATCTATAATTATGCAGAACAACTTACGAAGTTCTTCGCAAAAATCCTCCAAAGAGAATTCACAAGCATCGAAGACACAACCAAAAAAATAACGAAGAAAAAATTAGGTGGTTCTATTGAAATACCTACATTTCATTTTGGTGGCTTTATAGACATTAATAGGTTATAAAAAATTATGGCTGATAATATAGATCAAAAAATACAATCTGTTGTTGGTGAAACAATCGAAGAAGCAATTCAAAATGAAGAACCAGTAGAGATTGAAGTAGTTACGGAGGAAACAATTGTTTCTGATGAACCAGAAATAGAAGAAGATTTTTATGCTAACTTAGCAGAAAATATGGATGACAATGAACTAGGAATAATTGCTAGTGATTTAGTAGCTGATTTTGAAAATGACAAATCATCAAGAGATGAATGGGCTACAACATATACAAAGGGATTAGATCTACTTGGAGTAAAGTTTCAAGAAAGAACAAGACCGTTTCGCGGTGCGAGTTCCGTGACACATCCTTTATTAGCGGAAGCAGTTACACAATTTAGTTCTACCGCCTTTAAAGAAATGATGCCTGCGGATGGTCCTGTTCGAACACGTGTTATAGGAAAAGAAGATGTTGAAGTATATCAACAAGCGCAACGCGTAAAAGAATTTATGAATTATCAAATCACTAATGTGATGGAAGAGTATACACCTGAGCTTGATCAAATGTTATTTTATCTACCACTCAGTGGTTCTACATTTAAAAAAGTATATTACGATGGACAACTAGGAAGAGCTGTTTCTAAATTTATACCAGCTGAAGATCTTATTGTTCCATATAGCGCAAGTGATTTAGATTCATGTGAGCGTATTACTCACGTTGTTAAATTAACAGAAAACGATGTACGTAAAAAACAAGTAGCAGGTTTTTATAGAGATATAGATATTAACCCTGCACCTCCTGAAACATCAACATACAGTACAGGAAATATTCAAAGCACTATTAGTAACTTAGATGGCATTCAACAAACAGGCGACTCTTATATTGTGACATTATTAGAAATGCATGTTGATTTAGATTTAGAAGGATACGAAGATGTAGACAGTAGCGGTGAACCAACAGGAATTAAATTACCTTACATTGTTACTATTGATGAAACATCAGGAAAAGTTTTAGCTATAAGAAGAAACTATGAAGAGGGCGATGAGCTTTACAAAAAGAAACAATATTTTGTTCACTTTAAATTTTTACCAGGTTTAGGGTTTTATGGTTTTGGATTAATACATTTAATTGGTGGCCTATCGCGTACCGCGACACAAGCATTACGTCAATTAATTGATGCTGGAACATTAGCTAACCTTCCTGCAGGTTTTAAGACACGTGGTCTACGGATCGCCGATAATGATGAACCATTACAACCAGGTGAGTTTAGAGATGTTGATGCGCCGTCTGGTGCTATTCGAGAAGGATTACTTCCTTTACCATACAAAGAACCATCACAAACATTATTTGGTTTACTTGGATTTGTTGTACAAGCAGGACAAAGATTTGCGCAAATTGCTGACATGCAAGTTGGTGATGCAAATCAAGGAGCGCCTGTTGGAACGACTATTGCTTTATTAGAACGCGGTTCGCGTATCATGAGCACTATACATAAAAGAATGTATTATGCGATGCAAAAAGAATTCAAACTATTGGCAAATGTTATTCAAACATATCTTCCTGAAGAATACCCTTATGCGGTTGTTGGAGGAGATCGAGCTATTAAGCAAACTGATTTCGATGAACGCGTGGATATTATACCCGTGGCTGATCCGAATATATTCTCCATGGCACAACGCATTCAGTTGGCACAGACTCAGCTTCAGTTAGCAACGAGTGCGCCTCAACTCCATAACGTGAAAGAAGCTTATATTCGCATGTACGAGGCTTTGGGTGTTTCGGATATTGACAAGATTATGAAATTGGAAAAACCCGAACCAATGAGCCCAACCATGGAGAACCGTAAATTAATTGAAGAGGATAAGATTGAAGCATATGAAGGACAAAATCATGATGCACATATTCAAGCGCATGTTACGTTTGGTTTATCGTCGATTGTTCAGTTAATGCCACAAATTGGTGTTGAATTAAATAAACATATTTTACAACATGTTTCATTAAAAGCAAAAGAAGCAGTAGCAATGCAGATCCAACAAGCAGAGCAACAGATGGGGCAAGTAGCTGAGGGAGAAGATCTTGAATCAATGACTGAAGGACAGATAGCTATGTTAGAGGCTCAGTTCTTACAAGAAGTACAGCAATTACAAGCAAAAATGAGTGGAGCAGGTCAACCAGATCCTGTTATTCAATTAAAACAGCAAGAACTACAACAACGAGCAATGAATGATCAGGCTAAATTACAATTTGATCAAACTAAACTTGGATTTGAGCAGCAAAAATTACAACAAAAAGATAAAATTGATAATGCTAGAATTGACTCACAAGAAGATATAGCTATGTTGAGAGCAAAGATAAACCTTAAAAAACTTGACTCTCAAGGTAAAGGACCAGGTTTTCAATATAAAAATCAAGGTAAATAAATATGATTTTTAATGCACAAAAAATATTTGATGACCTTATTTCTAAGATGGATAAATTTGCTAATGATAATGTAAAAAGTGAAACGGATGCATTAATCATGGCTGAGGTTTTGATGGTAAAAGTAAAAGAGCTGTTTGAGGGCAAAGGATACAAAGAACACGATGCTTTACTATTTGTGCAACATGCGATACAAGAATTAGAAGATAACAAACCCACAATACACTAGGAGATAATATGGCACTTAACAATCCTAAACCAAAATTTATAAATGGTTCTCTATATCCTAATGCTAAAATGACTGTTTCTAACGACATGAATCCTTACTCAGGCCCTCATGTAAATAAAACAGCAATAGCTGATGTTTATAGCGCTACTATGGAAGGTCCAAAAGTTACACAAAACTTAGGATCTGGACCTAAAGGTCAACGTAGTAAAGTACAGATTAAAAAGGTAGCATTCAAAGGTTTAAAATAGTATAATTCGCTACTTAACAAAGGAGGTTTTATGAACCTATTAAAAGATCTCTGGTCACATATTAAAGAATGGTCAGATTGGAAAATGAAGGACTGGATTAAGGCGGCCATAGTTGCTATCGTTGTTCTATGGATAATTAGCTGGATGACAGGCGGAGCAGCATAGTGCTTAATTTACTCGGCGGTTTACTTGGTGGTGGAAAAGGCGGAGCCTTAGCGACCATTTCAAAAGTTGTCGATGAACTTCATACATCAGAAGAAGAGAAATTAGATAAAAAAATATTAATGCAACGCTTACAACAAAAGCTTGCAGAAAAACAATTAGATGTTAATGCAAAGGAAGCCAGCCATCGCAGCGTATTCGTTGCTGGCTGGCGACCTGCAATAGGCTGGTGTGGAGCTCTTGCCTTATTTTTTGCTTTTATATTATCACCATGTATTGATTGGTATGCAAAATTTTCAGGTATGGATATTGTTCCACCTGCTATAGAAACTGGGCCCCTTCTAGCAATTGTCACTTCAATGCTCGGCGTATCGGGCCTCAGAACTTTTGAGAAGGCGAAAGGATTAACAAAATGAAAAAAAGAAAATTAAAAGATTTAAGTGGTGATGGTAAAATAACTCGTAAAGATGTTTTAATTGGTAGAGGAGTTATTAAGAAAAAAAAGGGTGGAATGGCTAAAGGATCTAGAGAAGGATCTGTTATTGATACGCCTGTTTCATTTGCTAAAGGCGGTAAGTTAGATATTAAAAAAGCTATTAAGAAACCTGGAGCTTTGCGTAAATCTCTTGGCGTTAAAAAAGGCGAAAAAATTCCTACAAGTAAATTAAACAAAGCTGCAAAAGCAAAAGGTAAACTTGGTCAACGAGCAAGATTTGCAAAAACATTATCTAGATTAAGAAAAAAATAATGGGTAAACTTTGCGCAAAAGGTAAAGCAGCGGCTAAACGTAAATTTAAAGTATATCCAAGTGCATATGCTAACATGTATGCAAGTTCAATTTGCTCTGGCAAAACAGTTGAAGGTGGTAGAAAAAAACCAAAGAAAAAGGCTAATGGAGGAATGATAAATAAAATTTCTCAACAAAGAAAAAAAGTATCTAACTATAATCAAGGCGGTATTGCTAAAGGTTGTGGTGGTATTAAAGAAAATAGAAGAAAAGTAACCACAGTAGCATAATGGCTAAAAAAGGATTAAGAGAGTGGGTTAAGGAAAAATGGGTAGACATAGGTGCTCCAAAAAAAGATGGTAAGTATCAACCATGTGGTAGATCTAAAGGAAGTAAAAGAAAATATCCAAAATGTGTTCCAATTGCAAAAGCAAGATCAATGAGTTCGTCTCAAAAAAGATCAGCCGTATCTAGAAAAAGAGCTGCGGGCAATCCAGGTGGTAAACCAACTAATGTAAAAACTATTGTAAAAAAGGCTAATGGAGGATATATAACCGTAAATCCAAGAGGTTTTGGTAGAATGTTATCTAATAAAAGACCAACAACAAGAATATTTACATGACATACGACGAATTAGCTGGTTCCGTAAAATTATCCGAAGGTTTCAGAGATCACGTATACATAGACACGGAAGGCTTTCGCACAATTGGCTGGGGTCATAAAGTGGTACACGAAGATAATTTTGAAGATGGTAAAACATATACCAAAGAAGAACTACAAGAAGTATTTGATAAAGATTTAAA